AACTCCATATAAATTATATTTAAGTTTATTAGATGCACATAATGAAATTATGTTAAAATTATCTAATTTAAAAAATTAAAAATTGATATAAAAAATATTTAATATTGTTTATATGATTATTAAATATTTATTAATAAATAATTATTATGATATTAAAACCGATTTTATTTATTTTAGATTTAGATAATACTATTATTGGAGATATTTCTTTAAATTCAATTGAATGGATTTTAATAAATGAAATAAATAAAGAAATTAAAAAAACAAATAATAAAAAAATATCATATTCAAAATATAAAAAAAATTTAGAGAATGATTTAAAAACAAATTTATTAAGACCATATTTTATAGATTTTATAAAATATATTAAACAATATGAAAATGTAGAATTATATATATATACCGCTTCTGATAAAAAATGGGCAGAATTTTTAATACCTATTATTGAAAATATTATTAAATATAAATTTAATAGACCAATATTTAATAGAGAACATACTCAAATATTTAAATATACCAAAAATAATAAAGATTTAAATAATAATTTAATTATTAAAAAAAGTATTAATAACATTAAACCCATATTATTTAGTAATTTAAAAAAAAAATATAATCATTTACAAGATGCATTAGATCTAAACAAAATATTTTTTGTAGATAATACTAAAAATATTTTATTAGAACAAGAATATTCTATATTATGTTCTTCCTATAATAATTATAACAAAGTTGATTTTATTAGAAATATATCAAAAGATATTTTACAAAAATATTATCCAATTATAGAACACTTATTATTAATGAAACATTCATTAAATTATGAAACATTTTATAAAAGATATTATAAATCATTAAATAATTACTATATTATTAAAAAAAAAGATTATTTAAAAAATACTATCAAAAATAATCAATATAATGATGAAACAATAAATTTTAATAATTATCAATTATATATAAAAAAAAAAGATAAATATTGGTATTATTTTATGTTAACTTTAAATAAATATCTTAAAAATAATAAATATAATACATGTTTAAATAATTTAAGAAATATAATTAATTATTCTTGATTTGATTATAAAGCTAAAGCAGTTTTTTTAAAAAAATTTGTTGCATTATCTAAAGTTTCTCTATATTTATTAACTGCATTTGATAATAATAATGTAGCATTCATAATTTTATCATATCCTTTAGGATCATCTCCTGCTATATATAATTTAAAAACTTTTAAATTTTCATCAAAATATATTAATTCACATTGTGTTATATAACAAATTTGTCCAGTTTTAATTTCATTCATTTTAATCATTTTAAATAAAGCTTCGTTAAAATTAAAATCTTTTTTTTTTTCAGGATATAACACTTCTCTTAAATGAAAGAAATATTCATGAATATTATTATTACATGTTTCCATATTAGCTTGTATTATATCTAAATCTCCATTTTCACTTAAGTCTTTAACATAAACTCTTTTTTTTAATTTTTTCATTACTCTTTCATGTTTTATTTTTTCTATTTTATTATCATGTTCTTCATCTCTTTCATCTCTTTCATCTCTTTTTATTGATTCAGTATTTATTTCTTGTAATGCATCTGTAATTTCAGTTTCAAAATCAGAATCAGATTCAGAAGTTTTCTTCTTCTTTTTCTTCTTCTTTTTTTTCTTCTTCTTTTTTTTAATATCAGTTTTAGTATTTTGATCATCATTAATATCATTAATATCATCATCAATATCATCATTAATATCATTAATATCATCATTAATATCATTAATATCATCAATATCATCATTAATATCATTAATATCATCATTAATATCATCAATTTTTGTTATAGAATTATTAGTAGTTTCACTAACCCTATCTACATCTTTATTTAAATAATTAAATACGTCTATATTATTTGTATAATTATAGTTTTGCAATTCTATTAATTTTTTTTCAAGTTCTTTTTGTCTTTCATTATCATTTAAACAACCTTCTTTAATAAGTTCTTCATCAAATTTAATTATATTGTACCAATCAAAACCAACAAATCTAGAAGGTAAACCTAATCTTTTTGAATTATTAAAAATTTCATCAAAATACATATTTAAACATATTATATTTGTTATAAAATTTTAAATAATTTAATAAAATCAAATTTTTAAATATATTAAAATATTTATAAGATAAATGATATAATAATATATTTATTTATAATGATTTTATCATTTGATATAGGTATAAAAAATTTATCATATTGTGTATTAAATAAAGAAGATGATAAAATAAAAATAAAAGAATGGGGTATAATAAATATATTAAAAGATGATGAAAAAGTTAAAAAAGTTGGATTAGAAAAACTAAGTATTTTATTATATAATAATTTAGAAAAAGTTTTTAATAATAAACATTATAATATTGTTTTGCTTGAAAATCAACCAGTATTAAAAAATCCTATTATGAAAAGTATTCAAATGTTAATTTATGGTTATTTTTTATATGAAAAAACAATAATGAATAAAGAAATAAAAATAATTAAATTAATTAATGCATCAAATAAATTAAAAGTTGGTAAATATAATAATGATGAATATTTTATTAAATTAAAAAATGAAATAGATAATAAAAATTATAATGTTTCTACAAAATATGCTATTAATAAAAAAAAAGCTATTGATTATACTTTATTATATTTAAATAATATGAATTTAACAGAAAATGAATTAAATCAATATGTTAATTTTTTTAATTCAAATAAAAAAAAAGACGATTTAGCTGATAGTTTTTTACAAGGTATATATTATATAGAAAGTATATAATTTATTATTTATTAAAAAAAAATTTAAACATCTTATTAAATAAAATGAATAAATTTTTTACTATAATGACTGATGCTAAAAAAAAAAATTTAGATCATTTCATGTATAATGATGTAAAATATATAAGAAAAGTAAATGGTAAACTAGTATATTATGAAAGAGAAAATAAATGTAAAAAATCAACAAATGGTAAAAAATCAACAAATGCTAAAAAATCAACAAATGCTAAAAAATCAACAAATGGTAAAAAATCAACAAATGCTAAAAAATGAAAATAAAAAATTTATAAAATTTTTTTTTATTTTAATTTAAAAATTATTTAATTTAATTTAAAAATATTTAATTTAATTTAAAAATCATCATTATCATCTATTTCAAAATTTAATTCTGTATTTTCTGTATGTAATTCTGCTTTTGAATAATTACTTACTCTACTTTCAAAAAAATTTGTTTTTAAATCCATTCCAATTCTATCCATAAATGCAAATGGATTTTTAACATTAAATATAGGTGTATAATTTAATTGAATTAAAAGTCTATCTGATACAAATTCAATATATTGTGACATTAAATCAGAATTCATCCCTAAAAGAGAACAAGGCAAACTTGAACAAATAAATTCTTTTTCAATATTAACAGCTTCTTTAAATAATTCATGTACTTGATTTTCAGGAACTCTATTAAGAATATAAGAATAAAGCAAAACTGCAAACTCAGCATGAAGACTTTCATCTCTACTTATCAATTCATTAGAAAATGTCAATCCTGGCATAACTCCTTTTTCTTTTAACCAGTAAATACTGCAAAATGCTCCTGAAAAAAATACACCTTCAACTATAGCAAAAGCAATTAATCGTGTAGCGAAAGAATCATCTTTACTAGTAATCCATTTCATTGCCCATTGAGCTTTTTTACCAACACATGGTATAGTATCAACTGCATTGAATAATTTATTTTTTTCTACAACATCTTTAATATATGTATCAATTAATAATGAATAAGTTTCACTATGAATAGTTTCAATTGCATTTTGAAAACTATAAAATGCTAATGCTTCAGGTATTTTAATTTCTTTCATAAAACGATGTACTAGATTTTCATTTACTATTCCATCACTTGCTGCAAAAAATGCCAATATATTTTTTATAAAATGTTTTTCATTATCATTTAGTTTTTCCCAATCTTTTGTATCTTTTGAAAAATCTATCTCTTCTACTGTCCAATATGTACTAACATGTTTTTTATACATATCCCAGATATTATCATATTTAATTGGAAAAATTACATGACGGCTTCCATTTTCAATCAGCAATGGTTCTTGAACATTTTCTTTTATATCAACAACCATTATAATATATTATTTAGATTTTTTTTAAATTAATATTAAATAATTTTTATAAGATTTATAAATATATTATTTTAAATTTAAATCAATTTTTTTTGGATTATTAATTCTATTTTTAAATTTAAAATATCAATTAAAATTATCAATTAAATTTTCTTATTAAAATAATAAAAAATAATAAATTTTAATAAATATTAATAAATGAATATTTAAAAAAAAATTAAGTTGATATAAATATATAATTATATTAAATAATTTATATTAAATAATTTATAATAATTATTTTATAATAATTATTTAATATAATTATATAAATTCTTTCCAAAAGCTATTCTTCAAATGCTTTAAAATCACGTAATTGTATTTATTTGATGTTAATTTTACCGCGTCAATTAATTTTAAGAATTTTTTATTATTAAAACATTTCTCAATATCGTTGATATCTTCAGGATCACATTTGATATAATATGACCATTCAGTACAACCATATTCACCTTTAATATCTTTAATACTCCCACAACCATTTGAAATAATATATTTACAAACACCAAAATGTCCTTTTGTATTTGTATTTGAATACCTTAATGATTTCTCATTATTTTTATTTATACTATAAATACAAGGGTATCTAAATTCGTCTGTTTTTATTTTACTCATCCATTTTTTTTCAGTTCCATACAAACTTCTATCTTTAATTAACCCATTCTCACTATCAAAATCTATGTATTCATTTATTTCTTTAATAGAGTGATTTGGTATAAATGTATTATTTTTTAAATTATATTTATATTCTTTATTATTGTAATCATTTATTAATGTTTCTGTATAACTTTCTGTATTTTGTAATACATAATAATCAAATGTAGTAGAACAATTAAATACACGTTTTCCTTCATTTACAGTATTCATATTTAAATATAATATTTGTTTTGATAACATTAACTTTCCTATTTTATTATCAAGTTGTCTCCATCCACCTGGATGAACAAATACAAGATAACTGTTTTTTGTTATCCAAAAATTTAACGATGTTTCAACGAATTTATCCCATAACGTATTTCCTTTGCCTTTATTTCCACACGAATTTTGATAAGGCGGATTACCAATAACAGAATCAAATCCATCAATATCCCATTTTTCTTTAAGATTTAATTCTAATGTATTTCCTTCATTGTAGTTTAATTTATACTCGTTATAAGGGTCTATCAATAATTTACAGATAAATATATTGGTAGAATTAATATCACTGAAATACAAGCACTCTTCAACAATTGTTCTATATCTTTCTTTTTCATCAGGAATAGTTTTCTCAAGACCAACCATAAATCTATCAATTATATCTACAATAAATCCACCTTTTCCCGAACATGGTTCAAACACTTTCTTTATAGATGTCCAGAATTCAACAGGTATTTTATCCAACATTTCTTGTCTTAACTTGAATGGGGTAGAAACTTCAGCATTATTTTTTTTTTCAAGTTCTTGAGGTATAAGATACTTGTCAATAAGTTGAGATAGTTCTCTATTGTTTCCAATATTTTTCGCAAACAGTTCTTTGACGGTTCTAATAATCTGATTAGTTTCTTTATCATCTTTCATATACTTCATATACACGTTTATAAATATTTTTATTATTTTTGAATCAATTGATTTACCCCACCAACTTTTAGTTTGGTCAATTAGAATATTATACACATATTCATTATTTTCAATTAATTCAAACATTTCTACAAACGATGTTTCTTTATCATGAATTGTTAATAGACATATAAGAGGAATAATATGTTTTAAAATATCCATATAATTAATTTGGTTATGTTTATCTTCAGTAGTTTCAATACTTTTTTCTGATGATGTATCAATTTCTTCATTATCAACTTTTGTTTTTTCAATACCTTTTTTAATTTGTTCTTCAATTTCATCTTGTTCTAAAAGTTTATCTATTAATTCTTTTTGTAATTTTGTAGGTGTTGTATTACTAAACATTCTATTAAATATTTTTTGTTCTTCATTTGTAAGTAAAATATTTTTAAAATGAAGACGATTTAAAAAATGATTAAGTGCATTTTCAGTATTAGATGAATATATTTCATATATATTTTCACATAAATTTTTAATTTTTGAAACATCATTTCCAAATGAAGGCATCCAATGATCACTGTTTAAATTAATAAGTCTTTCTTGTAAAATAAATTTTGTTGCTTCTCTTGGATGAATATCTGGTTTTATTAAAGAAGCATAATTAATTATAGAAGTTTCAATTACTCTATGAATATTTAAATCTACTACAAAACCACATTTTTTATTTTTACCTTCTGTCATACAACGAAACATCATTTGATAAATCATATCAAAACCCATTATATTATTTAGTAATAATACAATATCACAATTTTCAATTGATACTCCCAGACTACATTGTTTTCCACTTAATACTAACACACCTTTTTTTCCACTAATTTTTGCTTTAATACGAGAATCTTCTATATATTGTTTAGGATTATTAGTAGTTTTACTATTAATACTAATTATATCATATTCTGGAGTAACATTATATTTTTTCAAAAGTTTAATAGTTGCTTTTGAGATTTTATTAATATTATTTTGAGGTAAGAATGCCATAATAATCATTGGATCTTTTTGAAAATCTTTTTCTCCAATAAATCTTGAATCTATTGTAGGATTTTTACATATTTTTTCAATTCTTTTCATAAATACAATATTATCAGGATAATCTTTATCAGGAATACCAAATTGATTTTTTTTTCCGAAAATTCTATACCATAATTTTAAACTTTCATTTTCATTTTGAAATTCACTCTTTTTTATTATCTCAGATTTATTATTTTCATTATTTTTTATACCTTGTTTAAGAAGGAAACAAGCATCTGATGACCATCCATATTCATTATCTTGTGTATTATCTATTATTTTATTTATAGTTTCTTTATTTATTTGATTAGTTAACAAATATAATTCAGGATATTTAGAATATTCATTAATTATATTATCTTTAGAATATTCATTAATTATATCTTTAATATAATTACCATGTTTTTCTACTAATCTATGAATACTATTTATATCTTTAATATTTTTACAAAGTTTAATATCTTCTAAATCCCATAAAATCCAACAATCTTTTGAAATATTATAATGATTTATAGGTTTAGAATATGTTGCAGTAATTTGAATTGTAAATGATAATTTACCATAAAATTCTAATGTTTTTTTTGCTAATTCAGTAGACCCTCCATTATGACTTTCATCTATAAATCTTATATCAAAAGACAAATTTTTTAACCAAGCAATACTTTTCGTTCTTTCATTAGATTTATCATCTATTTTAGTTTGCAAAAATTGTTTAGAACAAATAATTATATTTTTTTTATTCAATTTTGGTTTTTTATTTTTACCATTTAGTATTACAATATTAAAATCAATTAATTGAATACAATCAAATACTTTTCTTTGTTGTTCTATAGTTTCGTTTGGAGCAGTTGTAATAACTAAATAATTGCATTCATCTTTATTTTTACTATCTTCTATAATACAACCACCAATAATATAACTTTTACCACTTCTTTGAATATGTCCCCATAAAATTTTATTTTTTTTATTATTTTTCATTTGTAGTGTTTTAAAAACACAAAATTTTTGATGCATTTTTAAACATAATGTAGTTTTATTTGAATTAATAATATTATTGATAGATATTTGTCCATAAAACATTTTATATTGATGATATGCTTGATTTAAGTCATCCCAATCTATAATAATAGTATCTTTTTTTTCTAAAAATGATTTTAATAGATGATTCGTTTTTTCTATATTTTTTTTCATTGTCTCAAAATCAATATTATTTCGAATACATATACATAATGACATGGTATATCCTTCATCACTATATTGTTTAAAATTAGTTAATATTTTATCAATATCTAATTTTCCAACTTGTGTTTTATTTATATTTTTTGATGTTGTTACTAATAGATGTTTTTCATTATTTTTACAAATACCTGTTAAATCAGATGAATCTCCTTTATCTTTTAATATAATTGGAGTATTATCTTTATTATAAAATATATCATTTATTGTAGTATTTTTTGTTATAGTTTTTATATTAAAATTACCTTTACATATATCATAAAGTTTTAGTTTATCAATTAATCCAAGACCTGCAAATAATCTTAATAATGATTCTTGTTTATCTTTAGAAGTCCATGGTTCTTGTAACCATGTTATAATATTATTTTCTTGATATGATTGTAAAAAATGATAAAGATCTTTAAAAGTTTTCATATTGTAAATATACAATATTAGATATGCGTTTAAATTTAAAATCAATTTTTTTAAATTTAAATTTTATTAATTTTAGATGAAATACATTTTTCGTTATGTAATTTATTTGATAGATTATTTAAAAGTTGTTGTTTTTTTTGTAATAAATTTTCACATTGATGTATTTCTAAAACAATACATGAAGAACAAAAACGTTTATTACAAAATTTGCAATCAAATAAATTAAAATTTTTTTTTTTACAAAAAAAACATTTAGATTTTTTAGAACCCATTTAAATTAATTAATTTAAAATAAATTTAAAATTAATTAAATTTTTAATTTTATTAAAATAATATAATGGGAGATGTAGACAAACCTGATAAAAAAATATTAATAAATAATTTTAAAATAAATTTATTTTCAAAAAACAAAAATGAATTATATAATATAATTTCTGAATTTATATTTATATTTCAAGTACAATATTTTTTAGAAAATATATTAATATTTTTATTAGAATATTTTGTTAATACAAATTATTTATTATTTTACAAATTTCAAAATTGTATAAATTTTATAAATACAAATAATAAAAAAGAGTTATTTTTAAATAATAAAATAGTATATTTATATGATTTAATAGAAGAATTATTTAAATTAAATAAAAATAATAAAATAAGCGAATTTTATTATAAAAAAAATAAAGAAGTAAAATTAGAATATGACACAGAAATAATATTAAAAACTTTTCATAATATTCATTATAAATTATATAATTATATAATTAATTATATTCCAAATGAATTACATAAATATTTTTGTGAATTATTATTTTATTATTTTACTCAAAATAAATTAAAATTTTTTAATTTACTTAATACAATAATTAATAAATTTTCAAAAAATAAAAAATTAATTAAATATATTGAAACAACAAATTCAGATTTTAAAGATAATTTAATAATATTATTATTTCATATTACAAAAATTATTAATATATTAATTTATGAAAAAAATAAATTATTTGAAGAATATTATAATATTATTGAAAATATTTTTTATTGGAATTTAAAAAAAAATAATATTTATTCACGTATTAATTTATTGTTTATATTATTTGAAATTTTATTTGATCTTCAAAATGTTATATTAAATAATAAAGAAAATTTAATAATAATTAATAATATAGAATCCGATATTGATTATAAATTAGAATATAATAAAATAACTGATATTAATAAATTAAAATTAATAAATTTAATAAAAACAAATTTAAATTATAATTTAATATTCGAAAATCATCTTAAATTAATTAATTTATATAATATTAAAATTAAAAAACAAGTTAAAAAAAATTTATCTAAAAATAAAATTAATAGTATGGATAATTCTAATTCTAATAATTTTTTAAAAAAAAATACTAATTCTTCAACAAATAATAATAAAGATATTTTAGAATTAACTGAATATTTATTTACTATTATAAATATTAACAAAGATAAATATATTGACAAACATAATAAAATAAATAAAAATCGTTTTTTATTAAATCAAACTTGTTCAAAAAACATTAATATTAATTGTAATGATACTTTATTCAATTCTATTAATAATAATAATAATAATAATTTTAATATAATTAAATTAGATCATTTATATAAATAAAAAAGATGATAAATATATAAAATGAGTATATCTTTAGAATCTAAAAAAATATCTAATGAAACTTATATTGACAATCTTACTAAGAATCCTTTAAAAGATATACCTTCAAATGCAAATAATATTCCAAAAGTTCCAAATATTCAAAATGATAATTCTAAAAAAAATTTAGAAAAAGTAAGAACAAATACACCTAATGCACGTAATGCACCTAATACACCTAATACACCTAATACACCTAATACACCTAATGCACCTATTTTAAGCATAAGAAAAATTTCTACAAATAATAATAATAATAATAATACAAAATTAATTAAAGCAGTAAAATCAACAGATTTAAATTTAAAAAATAAATATAATATACCTGAATTTAAAGATAGAGTTAATAATTATCATATGTATAGTATTTTTGGAAAAATAAAAGAAAAAAATGAAAATATTTTCAAAAAAGAAACTGTTGAATGTACAATGAAAATATTAACAAAAGATAGATTTTTATTGGATAATAGAGGGTATATTAAAGATGTTAATATGATAACTAAAAAACAG